CAGATCCTTTGACCGTGCCATATGCTCCTCATCCTGACCCTATGTGGTTATTCGATCGTAGCTCAAAAGATCCAGATTATCCAATGGACATTGCTGTGGTACGTCCCGGAGAGCCTTATTGTCTGCTTATGGTCGCGAAACGTGACCGACCTTCGCAGCCTTTGGTTGCGTATAAGTATGATCATGCTGAGACTGTGGCAGTTGTGAAGGAAGATTGTCGTTCGTTGATTTTTAAATTTTTGAACACAATCGGTCTTGGCTCATTAGCTAAAAGATGTCCTTCTTTGTTTCCGTTTGAATACCAGTGGTATAGTGAAGAATTGTGGTACCATGTTCAGACTTACACAGATTTATCATTGTCGACAGCGGTTAAGAGTTGCGGTGGATACATATCAGAAACTTTGGTAGCAAAGATAAACACCAGTATGTTGCATGATCCACAGATGGTGCTGTTGCGCGATCGGTTTCCAGAGATATTCGTTAAGATCGCTACTGGAACGTTTTTGTATGTCATGTTTCACCAGCGTCCATCTTTGTCTCTTGGTTTATTCAATATGCGGAAATGGCATACTGCTAGTGAAACTTTGATGGCAAGTGCACGTGGTTTGGTGTTTACGACTACTAAGAAAACCTTGGAAGTCGGACTTGCTGTGACCTTTTGGGCCTCTTTATTAGGAGGAGTGACGTTTGGTTCATTCATGTTTTTGAAGCGCTGTGGCCTAATTGAATTCAAACGTCCTCAGATGCCTGAAGTGGTGTCTCAGTGTTGGGATACAGTGCGACATTTGTTTACAAAGAATGCCACATCTTTGTCTGCTCCCAAAGCTCAGTTACCAGAAAAAACATTCGCCTCCTTTGTCATTGATTGTGACAAGATTGGCTTACTGGGAGCGGTAAAGAAACGTATAGAATTGCCTCCGTTAATTCGCTTTTTGTCGAAATATGGTGAAGCAAAAGATGGAAAAGTGGTGCGTTTGGCTGTACAACCACTGCCGTCTTGGACGTGGCACTGTTTAGCCGCATTTGGTATTGGAGTGTTTTGTGTGTTAGGCGTGCGATACTACAGTGAGGTGTGTGCGGCTCAAGCTGCATATACACAGTTTCGTAAGGCTTATCAGGACTGTGAGTTTACCGCCGACACATCTTTGTGTGCTTGCTTATTGCCAGCTGGAGCAAGTTTGCCTGCGATTCAATCCCAATATCAGGATGGTCCAGAGCAATTTAGGGGCGAAATAGACGTTCGTGTACATGGGTTTTCCCTACGTCCAGAGGCAGCCTTGCGTCTCTTAAGCACTTATGAAGTTAAAACTTGTCATTATATTTTGGTAGCCACCAACGGGCAGTTGTGGCAACCGGCCAAAAGCGAGCAAAATACTCTTGTTGCAGTATTGTTGCGTACCCATCATGATCCATTTGCAGTTGCATATGAAGAGGCGAGGGAGTTGCAACCGCGCTTAAAGCGCTGTGATTTTGATCAGGAGCGTTGGAAACGTTGGGAAGATTTGGCTATCTTATTGCGTACTATGGGGTTTTTCCCTCCTCTCGACACAATGCCTTCAATCTATGAATGTGCAAAGAAGATGGGTACGCGTGGACGAGTTTTAATAGAAGCGTACAATGACGTTTCAACAGGGCATGATGGCAAGTTGTTTAAATCTGTTCAAGTCAAATGGAATGA